TCTATCGATTTCCTAGCTGTGAAATTTGACGCATATTCCAATAAAACATTACTTGGTGAAATACATACAATCTTTCCTGAGTCCAACTCGTACCCCTTTACGCCACAATGGTAGAAAGTTCCAACTATATTTTCTCCTGAGATAACTCTTAACAACGAAATGGCCTGACAAGCACTGGCAAAAATTATACCACAAAACTCAACCTTTCCATTCCCTGGATAGAATGTGCCCCGGCGGTTCTCATATTTGGCCTTGTGGTATAAATGCATATTCGTCAAATGGGAGTCTCCTGATATTTTCTAACCTTTCTTTTTTTCGCCGCTCCTCTTTAATTTTAGTAAGATGATAGATGCACATGCACGCAGCGTCTGCCATGTCATGCTGGCGCACTTGGTTAAAAAACCCGCGTAAGTGGCTCAGGTGCTGCCCAGCTATCTCGACCACTGCATCTTTTCGTTCCTCATAATCTTTGTGACTAATTCTAAAATGTTTGTGAAGTCTATTTGGCGACAATAACTTGACCTTGTGTCTAAATGCATGCATTAAAAGCGCCTCTATGTCCTTGAGGCCCATGGGTGGCTGGCGTTCTACCAAAATACAATCTGCTTCCTCAAACATTTCTCTATTTTCCTGAATAAAATGCGCCACACGGTCCACAGTTTCCGTGGTATGCGGTATGGTGCAGTCGCACACGTGCACCTTCGTGTGCTTTGGTATTGAAATATTGTATCTGAACGCCTCGTCAAATACAAAATCAAAGGAGTCATCGACAACCATTCGAACAACTCCCATATTTATATAGCCTACATCTATCCCAACGAATGTTAACATTCTAAAATGAATACATTTTTTACCTTTAATTTAAAGATTTCCCGCCAAAACATAGTATGACTCAATTCCAGGCAATCTCCTGGGAGGCAGGTGATTCCGAGACCAAGGGCAAGTACCTGATACACATTTTTGGTCGCGCAGAAGATGGAAGGTCTGTCTGTTGCACCACCCCTTTCAAGCCCTATTTCTTCATAAAGCTCGATAAGATGCAACAAAAAGATGAAGTGCTTGAAAAACTCGCGGATCAAATGGGATTCTATGATGAGAATAAGGAGGAAATCAAGGATATATTCTCTACATTTTTCACTTATAAACTCGTAAAGTGCAAGGATCTGTACGGATTCCAGAATAATAGGGAATTCATATTTATTAAGCTCGAATTCAACACTCTGGCTAAGCTGAAAAAGTTCGAGAGCGCCGCGCACCGCAGGAAGCTTAGGGTCTATGAGGCGAATATTGACCCCTTTCTGCGTTTTATGCACCGGACGAATATCAAGTCTACTGGGTGGATTGATATTCCCGAGGACGCTCAGCAGAATAATGTGAGCACTTGTGATGTCGATCTGTATGTGAAGAAATGGAATGATATCAAGCCGATTGAAAGGGATGATATTGCGCCTTTCAAGATTGTTTCGTTTGATATTGAGACAAATAGTTCGACTGGCAAGTTCCCGGATCCCCTGGTCGAGGGCGATGCATGCTTTCAGATCGGAATAACTTCGAAGATTTATGGTTCTGAGGAAATCATAGATAAGGTGTGTCTGTGTTATAAGGAGACTGACGCAGATGATGTCGAGTGGTTCGGGACTGAAAAGGAGCTACTGGAAGCATTTCAGCGCACAATCAGGAAGATTGACCCCGATGTGATGATGGGGTACAATATTTTTGGTTTTGATTGTGAGTTCCTTTTCAAGCGCGCAAAAATTTGCAGGGCCATGAAGTTTTATGATCTCGGGCGGCTGAGGGACAAGCCTAGCGAGATGATTACGAAGCGGCTATCAAGTGGTGCTTTGGGTGATAACATTTTGAAAATGCTACCTATGCCCGGTCGTTACACTTTTGATTTGTTTCACGAAATCAAGCGCGAGAAGAAGCTGGATTCGTATTCTCTGAACAATGTGTCCAAGCAATTCCTGGGAGACACAAAGATTGATATGCCGGCCCACGAAATGTTTAGGCGCTATCGTGAGGAGAATGCCAAGGAGCTGGGTGAGGTTGCAGAGTATTGTTTGAAGGATACGCTGCTGCCCCACAGACTTGTTGATAAGCTTTGTATTTTCACGAATCTGGTGGAAATGGCCAAGGCCACTTGGGTGCCGTTGAGTTGGCTATCCGAGCGCGCGCAGCAGATCAAGGTGTTTTCGCAGATCACCCGCAAGGCCCGAGAGTTGAACTTTTTGGCACCCACTATCAAGCATAGTTATGGCACGAATAATGATGATAAGTACGAGGGTGCCACGGTTCTGGAGGCACACACGGGAGCCTACTATACTCCGATCACGGCTCTTGATTTTGCGTCGCTGTATCCGTCGATCATGGTTGCTCACAATCTGTGTTTCTCAACTTTGGTGATGAATCCAGCGTATCTGAATATTCCGGGTGTGGAGTATGAGAGTTTCGAGGTATCTGAAGGCAAGGTGTATCACTTTGCACAGAATGTGCCAAGTCTGCTGCCAGAGATTTTGACTGAACTCAAACAGTTTCGCAAAAAGGCCAAGAAACTGATGGCCCAGGCGCGGGGCACACCGATGGAGGAGGTGTACAACGGTCAGCAGCTGGCCTATAAGATTTCTATGAACAGTATTTATGGATTCTGTGGGGCCAGGCGTGGAATACTTCCCTGTGTGCCGATTGCGGCTTCCACCACTTGCCAGGGGCGCAATATGATTGCAATGACCAAGAAGTGCGTGGAGGAAAACTTCGAGGGCGCCAAGGTTAGGTACGGAGATACGGATTCCGTTATGGTTGAATTTGACTGTAAGGGGATGAGCCAGGAGGAGGCAATTGCTCACAGTTGGAAGATTGGCGAACAGGCGGCCGAGATGTGCAACAAGTTATTCAAGAAGCCAAATGATTTGGAGCTTGAAAAGGTATATTGTCCGTACATCCTGTATTCGAAAAAGCGCTATGCGGCCAAGATGTGGACCCAGGATAAGTCTGGTGAGATGGAGATGGAAAAGGTGGATGTCAAGGGTTTGCAGTTGGTGAGGCGCGATAATACCCCGTATACTCGCGAGGTTTGCAAGGCGGTGCTAAATATGATTCTAGATTCCAAGGATCCAAGTGGTGCGATTGAGTGTGCCAAGGACATGGCCCAAGAATTAATTGATGGCAAGATTCCTATGGAAAAGTTGCTTATGTCTAAGACTCTGGCAGATTCTTATAAAACCAAGAATGGTGAGTGGTCGTATAAGAAAATGATGGACGGTGGAGTTCAGGAGGTTCCTTCACAGCCACATGTTCAGGTACTTGAAAAAATCAATAAGCGCACTCCCGGGGCACATCCCCATACGGGTGATAGAGTTCCATTTGTTTTGGTAAAGACTGAGGATCCCCGGGCCAAGATGTTTGAAAAGGCAGAGGATCCCAAGTATGTGAAGGATAATGGTATGGAGTTGGATTATATGTATTATTTCACGAATCAGCTGAAAAAGCCAGTCGAGGATTTGTTGGAGCCTTTGGTTGGAAACGAAGATATCTTTGCAAGTATGATGCCCCCTAAGCCCCCTCGCAAGAAGAAGGCATCTAGTGGAAAGCAAACAAGTGTTGCCGATCTATTTAAAAGTTTCGAACAAAAACATAGTAAGTAAAAATGCACGAGGATGAGTATGCAAAAATGATTGTAGAGGCCGTGAGGCCCATAAATAGAGAGTATTACTCCGATAAAGTAAAATACTGGCTTGTCAAAAGTGATGTTGTGGTAGACGATTATAAGGCAGAGCGACTTGTTGCACAGATTTTTGATGGAAAGACGCCAGAAAATAAAAACATATGCAAAGGTAGGCTTACGTGTGGCAAGAGATGCATGAAGCCCGCCAAAGATAACGGTTTTTGTGGGTATCACAAGAAACAGTATAAACCACCGGTTGTAAATCAAGTAAATGGTAATAGGGTGGTACGACCTAAAAACATTCCTACACTATTGTAATAAAGATATAACCATAATATTTTGTATGAGTAAGGAGAAGATTCTTCTCACTAGTCTTACAAAATTTTATAGTGATCCTGAAAATGCCGACACTTTGAAGTCTTTGCTTAATAAGGACAATGGTATTTCGCTGCGCAATATTGAGTGGTTTGTGACAAATCATTCTAAAAACAAAAAAACCACATACAAAACGAGTGAGGGTAAGGACTTTGTGGTTCATATGGCCTATAAGAGTAGTCTTGATGGTTACTCGAAGAAGTTATTTGATCCATTCTGCCGAACCGAGCGCATCTGTTTTCGCGACATGACCACAACGGTCGCTCAGCTTAATTTTATCAAATGGTGTATCGAAAATGACATTTTACAATATATACAAAATAATAAGGGTGATATTTTTAAGAAAACGACAGAGTTGCCCGCCCGTTCTCAATAAATAATCTATTGTACCCAAAACTGTACGCGTGAATGCTGAACCCCTGCTCTGCATCCACCTGTTCAAGTGCAGCACTTGCCTCTTTAAGTTCCAGGTCAAAACTGAAAAAGGTCTTATTTGAAGTAGAGCCCGAGAGGTTTATTGTGCCCGATGGTGTCACTTTGGTCGGGTAAATTGAGAATGAATATGTGTAGATATTCTTCTTGGTGGCCGAGAGGTCGCAGTTGAGTCCCTGGTAATACTTGTAAAAATCAGAGGTGCCATAGCGCTCCACCAATGGTACTCCGTCCAGGTAAAAGTTGGCCTTTTTGAGTAACTCATAGAATAATTTGTATTGCTCATTTGTTGACCGGATGGTACTGAAATTATAGCGATGCAGAAACTCCTGTGAGTTTGTCTCATCTTCGAATTGTGCGGACCTAAACAGCCAGGTCATGAGTTTCATAGGCATATCTGATACCAGTCCCTCATAACGCAAGTCCGTGCCAATATTAAATATCTGTCTAGGCAATCGCTTGACCTGCTCTATGAGTATATTCTGGGGATTTGATTTGTAGTAATGCCTTTCTTGTGGCGAAATCATGACTTCATCCGTGACCAGGAATGTATTTCGGTAACTAAGATCTATGGGTGCTGTCACGTTCGAGAAATACTCCTGTGGTTTGAACTTTATAACCACCGTAATTTCCTGATCCGGCAGGGCGCACAGGGGTAGGTAAGGCGCCTGGGACCTGTATTCACCACTCGTTTTCGTGGGTATAGCCTGGGTCGAAGATGTTTTCTGTGTCCTACAAAAGAAGAAATCAAGGGGAACATAGAGATCTATGGGACCAAAATTAAATGGGCTTGTTGGCAGGTAATCCTGGCCACCATTTATCAAGAATTTTAGTGACTTTTTCTCATCATCACTTCTGAATAATTCGTCCCTTGTTACATACCATATGTCATCCAATTTCTCTATTTCTTGGCCATTTATTTCGAGAGAAACTTCATCCAAAATTGCCCGACCCACCTTATCGGTGTAGATGCCCGTTGGGTTGTATTTGTTCATCTTAATATTCACCGGGAATACGGACTGGAATACATTTTCCTGAATGGCTGTGTTACTTCCATTTTCTACAAATGTGGAAAGGCAACACCTAAGAAGATTTGAAGAAAAATCTGCTTCGGATAGATTTACTCCACTAATCGGTCGCACACCCGTGCTTACATTGCTATCTATTAGGCCATTATTGTAGGTCGTTGTTATTATGACATCTCCACTTCTACCGGTATTGTCAGATATTGCGTTGAACATGGATGCCTTTAGTTTTACCGTACCTTCGGAACTCACGGTTCTGTTTACCACAGAACTCCTGTACACCAGGTTGGCGGTTACACTCAGGGCCGCAGAGTCGTAGTCGTCGAATAAAACTTCTATGGTATCGCTTGTTTGGAGTGCGTTCGACAGTGGCGCAACACCCGTTGCCGGTGCCGCGGTTCCATACCCAGGGTTTATAATTACCCTCTCAACTTCACCACTCTGGGTAATATCTGACCCGAATGATAGTATTACTTCATCGTACCATCCTCTTTCCGTGGTGTAAATATTTTCAGAATATCCAACGTTTGATGCAAAATATTTGTAAATTTCTATGTGGGCATTGGAGTTTGTTTCTTGCCCCTGGGGTGAAAAGGATGCCAGTGTCAGCTTGCGGGCGCGCATGTCATCATCCCTGAACACACCGAACTCAAATGTATTACTGTACTGCACCGGGTCTGATGGTCTTGTGTATCTGCTCATTCCGTAAAAGAACTCTACTTTATCCAACCTGCCACTGCGCGTAAGTCTACTGGGTAGAAATTGTCTGTATGCATCATTTACCATAATGTTACTCGTATCTGGTGGGTTACCGGGAGGTGTCACTACACCCCCTGACCTATCAAAGTACCAGGTTTGGTAAGGTATATTATCGGTACTAATTTTTGCACTTGTCACGGGATTCTGAACAAATGTACCTGGTTGGAAAGGATTGAGATTGTTTGTAATACAAATCTCCGAGGTGTTTGCAGATGTAAATGGGACAAGGCCATTTACCGAATAATCCAGGAAATTTACCATGGATTCTACATTTGCGTAGCCAACATCGAAACTAAAGACATTCGTTGTGACCACGTTGGTTCTGGGATTTGTGTTTCCAGTTACCTGCGATGTATTAAATGTCATGAATGTATTTTGCAAATTCGATGTGCTATTGAACTCAATATTTGACGAGTAAAGATTGGCAGTTGTTTCTATGTTTAGGGCATCGCCCATCCACACAGGGCCAGTACTTCCATCTTCCGTCTGTGCAAAATTACCCGAATAGTCCTTTCCATCCCATCCTACACCAATCTGCCTCCTGGAACTATCCTTTATATCCATATACCACGATGAAAACACACCCTTGTTTTCAGTTGATGAGCCAGAAATAGCAGTAAACACGTTGCTGCGTTTGAGACCCACCTCTACTACATTACTTGTCGATTGATCGGTGATGGTAAGTATTGGAGATTTCTTCGTACCAAATTTTATACCTGTTTGTAAAAGTGGGAAAATTCCCGGTGAAAATTGGCCCACAAAGGTTGCATTGTACACTGGATTTTGTAAAAGAAGATTGACTCCAATATTAGTCCATACATCTGTTGTTATAGAAAGCGTTAGAATTTGTGAAGTCTGTATTCCGTTATTAGTTCCACCATACACGACAACATAAGGAGTCAGATATGGCTGGTAGGTTGCAAAACCATAAAAGTTTTGGTCAAGCGAAGTAGTCGCCGCCACAACTTCCCTGACCTGAGTGGCTGTATCTATATACTGAACCCTGGTATCTTCTTTGCCTCCACCTATTATGTACAGTTTGGTTTCATCCTGTGTTGCTTCGAAGTTTATAAAGGGATTCTCTGTAACATTCGAAGTCAAGGAACCAGAATTTGTAACCGTATGTAATGAGAAATTGTTATCAGCATTCACGTATGAGATATTACTGAAATTTGTAGTGGAATCTGTATCATTATTCCAAAAGTATACATTTGACCTGGCTGTCAGCAGACCCTTTGTACCAAATGAGTAAATGGGCTGTGGTAGAGTGATTGTTGACCAAGCAAGTGCCCAAGTATCATAGGTGTAAATTTCCGAGTGATTTATGGAATTTGTTCCAAAATATTTACCGCCTACTACCACCACTTTCCTATTTACGTACCCAACCGATGGCATCTCTACCGCATCACCTGGGAAGGCAGATGATTCGAGTGCCCAGGGGCGCAGTACATGATCGGTAGTATTTATAGTTGATTTGTAAAGTGCAATGTTTCTTATGGCACTAGATGTTTCATCAATAGCACCAAAAAGAAACATGGCAGGAATATCTGTGCCCAGGACCATGCGTCCGTCACGGAATGCAAAGTCAAATCTGGGCATTTCTACCGTGTTGAAAGTAATACCATTACTAACATCATTTTTGAATGATGTCGCCAGGAGATTTGAACCGGACAGGCCACCAACTATGAAGATGTTCGAATCGTACCCAGCAAATGCAACATTTGAAAATTTTCTCGAAAGGTTCGGATCTTGTATAGAATTTACCAAACCTATATCAAAATCATTGTTAATTTCTAATTGAGAATCTCTAAGTAATTCTGCGTACCCCGTCGCACCCTCATCCGGGACCGTGAATTCATCCTGCCCCTTTGCCGATGTTATGGAGATTGTATTTGAATAACTCTCAAAATTGATAATAACATTTGGATTCCAGGTGGATGCAGATACATTTGCCACATCCTGATCGTTTAGATACACATTAGCACCGGCCACCGTGTAGCTCACGTTTGACGAATAGAAGGTATTTCCTGTATAAGAATTTATAAATGCCGTATTTACATTTGGAGTTACGGGGCCGCTATAAAATGATGTATCTTCACCCAGATCCAAGAAATAATCAAACGATGCGGTATTATCAAACTCCGTTGGCATGAACACCTCTGCCTTCTGATAATAGGTGTTGCTGGAATCATAGGTGATTGGGAAACGCTTGCCGGTCGAAAGTGTAAGCGATACCAGGCTCAGCGGATATCCCTGTATAGTTTCCTGCTTACTTGTTGCCGTGAATTGGACTCTGGGTTCGTTGTGTGGATACACAACCATATTCAAAGAAGATATGTCCGAAAAATCACCCTGCAAAACATTCGAAACACTATTACTCAGAGTCTTGGCAGTTATGATATTTGCACCTGGCCACCGCATATCCCAGAATACATCATATCCCTGGGGTCCAAAGTCATTTGTATTTATGGCAGTGACCCCCTCAATTTCTAAGAAATTATCAACACTATCCACAAAAATATTTCCAAGAACATTTGAGGAAACATTTGATTCGCTGGGATCTATTATGTTAATCATAGTATCCAACTTCATGGAAGATCTATCAATTGTGTTGCTGTAATAATTATTGTGAATGTGTACCGCATTCGAATAACCCGCAGTGGTGTTGGAGAAAAAATCTATATTTAGAATTTCTCTCTGTATAGGCACAGGTCCATATGAAATTCCGTTTGTAACAACATTTGCATATCCATTACTGCTCTTGGTAAACGAATTTACCTCGTACCGAGCAGAAGTTGTGAAGATATTTCCAAAATCATTACCTCCCCCCGGTTTAGCACTGGGGCACAAAGTTTTTTCATAAACATTACTTGTGAGTGTTAGGTGTGTGCCGTCGCCTTCTAAAAGCTTTGTTGCCTGTGTCGTTGTTAGTCCCAAGTCACTTACCAGATTTCTCGTAAAGGTATTTGTATCATTAATAATCTCTATGGTATTGTCTAATCCATAGTTAATAGTAGTTATATTTGAATAAATATCACACACGTCGTATTTTGTGGTTCCTACGAACATCTCGAGAGCGGGGTTACTCACACGAACGCTCACGTTTGATATGGAGTCAGATACCCTTGTTACTATGAGGCCTCCATTGAGCAAAGCATTTTCAAAGTCTGCGTCAAAGGCAATGCCATCTGTGAGTGTGGGATTAAATGGAAGCACGTTGCTTGCACATGTTACTCTGCATGCACCGGGTACCGGTGCCAACTGCCAGTTCTGATAAGCCGTATACAGCCCCGCGTTTGGCGAATAATCGTCAATCCGCCCCTTACTAATAGTGAATCGCCCATGGGCTTCGGCATTGGGATCCGTGGATGTACCTTCACCGTATTCATAAAATGGGCGAGTATCTGTGAAACCCGTAACATTCACCTGATTCGGTAAAATTTGCTGGAAATTTACCAGGCACTGCAGGAAAGGGTTTGTTCCAGCCTGTGCGAACCCGAGTGTTATCTTGGTATTTCTTGCAGGGGATGTAACCTCTATCATGGGCTGGAACGAGTTATCAAGTACATACACATTTGGATCGGGATTTATGTCTCCCAGATACACGTCGAACAATCTGGTACCCAGAGGCGTTGTTACTTCCTGATTTACGGCCAAGTTGCTAAGTTGGCTTGTGGTATAAAAATCCAAGGTGTTTGCATAGAAATTAATGGTGTCCGCACGGGGCTCAATGTCCGTTATGTCAACCAAAGTATCTGACCCGGGGGTTGTATTGTAGTCTGTCTGGTAAAGATGGGATCGCCCGAATGCAAAGTCATTAACATTTATATAACTTTTTAGCATTTCACCAGAAGTCTTGATAGTGACATTCGAATTCAACAAACCACTTGTGGCCGTGGTCACATTTGCGCCACCAAAGCCCTCTTTAAACTCGCCAGACGTGTAATAAGTCACACCAAAATCGTTGCCAATTGTTAAAATATTATCACCATTAACCATGTCCTGATCACCATCAACCACAATATTACTTATCATCGCATTCGCTGCGAGCGTAAGCGACTCTGATGGCAAAAGGGTGGCTGTGGAAGTTCTGGTAACATTTGTTTTGAATTCAAGATCATTGACCGCCATGTTCACATTTGAAAATATAAACTTTGTTCCAATGTTTGCTGTTACCGAGTTTATTGAAATAACATTCCCATTATAGATGGATCCAGATGTACTCCCGAATGGCAGGAGGTTGCTCACGCCTTCCAGATTCACGCGCACATCTGCACCACCGAGGGTCAATAGGTGTACGTTGCTGAAACTAAATACATTATTGCTTATTTTGGGCCTCTGTATATCCCTGAGTTCAAAGTTTCTTATTCCTCCGTCGATGGTACTGGGATTCTGAACATTATTCTCAGAAACTGTCATGAACACATTTACGGTGATATTACCACTTGGCTCTGAAATTGTCACGAACCTTTCGTTCAAAAGTCGAGTTCCCAGCACGTGCCCATAGATGTTTGCAAATCCAACTGCAACATTAGATAAAGAGGACTCGTAACCGGTATACTGGGCGTTGGCAAGAAGTTCATTAAAGGAACTCCCAACAAGTGTTTCATATCGAATATTACTGCCACCAAAATTAATACTTTTGAGTTCAGAATTTTCAAAGCACACCGTTTCACCCACGGGTATATTTATATCAAAGTCACCTGGTAATTGGATGGTAACATTCGACGCCGCCTGATTCTCTGAAAGAATTGGCATTTGAGTTTTTAGGTACATGTTACCAAGCATATCACCCATCTCCTTGGTCTTAAAGACATGCTTGACTGTGTTACCAAAATACTTCGTACTAGGCTCCCCAAACTGCGTGCGCCGCTGGTAGATCGCATTACTAGGAGACTTTGTGAACGATGGTGTAAAATACGAATTATTGTTACTTAATAGATAATTTGCGTCCTGAGGACCTATGGCATCCAGGGAAAGCACCGAACCGGTGGCTGACTTTCCTCTAAGACTCTCTGGCGCTTTACATTTACCTTTATCGGCCATTACTAATCTAATGTATTATTTTTTTAAGTCATTTTTCCACATCTCCTTGATCGAAGTTGCGTTCAGGTCATCATACATCTTCCTGCGCGCCGCCGCCTCGTCGTTGAGCTTCTTGATATTTTCCTCCGTGTACTGCTCGGTCTTGATATTGAACAGATAGTCCCAGGATTTATTGACTTTCATCAACTTGTGTTGCTCTATCTGCTCCTCGATGTTCGCCCGCTTGCGCTTGAAAATCACTATTTGATCCTCTACCACCAGTTTCACAAACTTGGCTTTGTTCTGTGCAACTGCTGCATGGGCCTTGTATTCCTTGAGAAGATTCTCCTTGCGCTTCGTGTAATGATCCAACCTAAGTTTGAAATAATCCACAAGGATCTCCTCGGCAGTGGCATATTTCTTCATACCATTGGGGGTCATCAGCCACATATTTGTAGTGTGAATTGCCTTGGTAAGCCACAAGTCCTTGAGAGCATTGGTGCCCTTGTATCCACGGATGGTGAAATTGGGACTATCCTCTGTACTATGGTTATCAAATGAAGTGATCTTTCCCTTATCAACCAGGCCATCTAGATATTCCTTATAGTCCTGGGTCCACTTGCCCGGTGGAAGTTCGGTCACCTTAATGGTGGTCCCACTCTCGGTGAAAAGTCCCTGCATTGTCCAGGTACCCTTCTCCTTGGGGTAGGTGCGACCCTTGAAACCCTTGTACCAAGGAGTCATGGGTGTTGGCACTTGTCCCTCCAAACACCTGAGAATGTTCTTCTTAATATCATCCGGGTTGTAACACGGAACCTGAGTACTATAGCCAGTTCCAATACCATCTGCACCATTCACCAGTACCATTGGCAAAGTGGGCATATAATACTCGGGCTCCACGGATTTGCCGTCATCATCAAGAAACTTCAGAGTACTGTTGTCCGTGGGATCAAAGATATTCTGGGCCTGCTTGCTCAACTTGGTAAAAATATACCTTGGACTTGCCGCATCTTTGCCACCCATCAACCGAGTTCCAAACTGACCACACGGCTCCAAAAGATTGATATTATTCGAGCCCATATAGTCATGGGCCATACCAACAATAGTTCCTTGGAGACTTGCTTCACCGTGGTGATAGGCAGATACCTCGGAAATATAGCCCGACAACTGAGCCACCTTGATCTCCTGGGTCAGTCCGCGCTTTATACAAGCGAACATCACCTTGCGCTGAGAAGGCTTCAAGCCATCGCACATGTGAGGAATCGAACGCCTGACATCAGCAATACTAAAATTCACCAAGTCACCATCAATGAATTTTGAAATGGGCAACTTTGTAATCTCACCGTACTTTACCTCAGCACTAGGCGACTTGATGTGATTCTCGAGCCACCCCTTGCGAGCATCCGCCTTGGTCTTATCAAATGCAAGTACCACAGACTTGTCTGTGTCGGGGGTATCTACAAAACCAACGGTGAGTCTATCGATTGCCTTGAAATACTCCTTGGCCTCTGTGCTGGTACTGGTACCCAGACCCTTATAGTACTTTACCTTCATCCCCCTGGGAATCCTGCCACCCTGGCCTTGGAGCCATGACTCATAGGCCTGATTGGTGAAAAAGCTCTGCTTACCAACCTTGATAATAGGAGTCACCATACTCACCACAAAGCCCAGGGACAGTAGAGATGGCCAGAAACAATGGATCATATTGAGCACCAGGCCCTTGATATGCGACCCGTCCAGATCAGCATCTGTCATGATCATCAGGCGGCCATAGCGAAGCTCCGAAAGATTCTTATACACCTTGTCCTGTTGGAGGCCCAGAATCTTCTTCAAATCAGAAAACTCCTGGTTAGACATCAGCTGCTTGACACTGGCATCGCGTACATTCTTGGGCTTACCCCTAAGTGGGAACACACCCCACTTATCCCTGCCCACCACACTAAGACCACTAATTGCAAGCGCCTTGGCCGAATCTCCCTCGGTGATAATCAAAGTACACTGCGCAGACTTCTGGGTACCCGCCCAGTTGGCATCATCCAACTTGGGAATACCCGTAATCTTATTCTTCTTAGTACCATCATTCTTCTTCAAGTCCTTCTGCTCCTTGAACTTAGCAACTGACATCAGCTCATCCCTGATACCAGTATCAAGTACCTTTTTCATAAAAGCCGGGGTCGACTTCCAGTTACTGCCAAACTCGGCAGCCTTGGTGGTCAACTCCGATTTCACCTGACTACTGAATGATGGGTTAATGATGGTACTCTTTACAAATACAAACATACTCGACTTTACATTCATGGGCCTGAGCTTGTCGGCACCATCCACCTTCTTC